AGTTAGCTCCATCTGGATTAGTATATTCAGAAGAATAAGCGCCTGTGTTACCAGCGGCCAAGTCTCCTATAACAGAAGAGTTGTTGTACCCAGTAATAGAGTACCCAGTGAAATCAAGCCCGCTTTGATGTAAGCTGTCAAAAAATATTTTTGTTACTATACCACTACCGCTCACTGAAAAATCTGAATGATAATTTCCAGTGAAAGGTAAAGCCTGAAAACCACTAAAGTAAATATTCTGAACTTGATTTTTTCTTATCTCTGGATAGTCGGCAGAAGTTAAAGCTTCGTCTGTATTGTCTGCGCTAACCGTTATAGTTTCTACGGTAGTGCTCTTTGTTTCGCTTGCTGTTCTAGTTCTAGTTTCAAAAGTCTTAGTCTTTTTAAGGTGATTAAATTGAAAAATATCTTGAAATGCACTAGTAGGTTCAGATGGCGTAGTTTGTCTATTTTCAACTCTGGAAAAAAGAGGTAATTTGTTTATATCTTGGGCAGCAACATAAGCTGTAATAGGATGTATAACTTTTACAACAAGAGAAGTGACCCCTGCAGGTTTCGTAAAGCTAAGAGATATTTGTTTTGCGGTATTAATTAATAATAAATTCTCAGAGCTTTTATTACTTGACTTATGTACCTTAGCGCTAGAAGGTATAGGGCGGCTAAAAGCATCTTCTTTAATGTCTAAGTAAGCTATTTCTTCCCGTGCCAAAGACCTAGTTTCTTCAGAGACGTCGGGGTCAGTGCTGTAAAACTGTAAACAGTCAAATATATCACCGTTTCTTCTGGTGCTAACTTGGCCATTCTTGCTAGATGCACCCTCTCCGTGGGTCATTTGTTTTTGAGATTTTCTGATTTGCGTTTGGGCTCTAGCGATTCTTACCCCGCCTAATTGCATTGCTGATTGAGTTTCTGCTCCTATATATTTAGTTTCTGCTATTACATTACCGTCTTGGTCTTCAATAACTATTCTTTTAGGAAAGCCGGGCTTAGAGCTTTCTCTTACTTTGCCGTCAAAATATTCTTTTTTCTGAGCGCCGTTTTGATAAGAGCTAAAGCCAAAAGAAAATTCTGCTTTGCCTTCTGCAACGCTAATAGTTTTAGTAGTCGTAAAAATATCGCTATTTGTCCTGCTGTCATTAAAGTTATCTCTTAATCTGCCTTCTAGGCTCATACCGGGAGACTTGGGCAATGTGTCCTCTAAAGAAAAAAGGTTAACTGGAGAATCTATAACAGTTTCAATTTCTTCTGTTATACTTTCACCCTCAGTTTCCGTAGTTGTTTCTAAAGTTACATCTTCGACGCAATTAGAAGGAGTTATTTGAGAAACTTCATAATAGTTAGTTGGTGTCAGTATTGATAGCTTGTACTCTGTATCAGGAACAAAATGTATAGGCTTATCTATGACTATTGCATTGCCCGTAACAAGCATTGACCCGTTGTCATCTGCTCTGTCATAAGTTGAATATAGGCCGCTGGGTATAACGCCAGTCGCAGTTTCTTCAACTTTTAAAGTTCTGCCTGCCAGCTTTCTGTCATTTCTAAACTCATCATATATTGTAATAACATCTCCGGGCCTGATGTAGTTACCTTCGTTGCCTGCTGTAAATGCTACAGTTTCTGTTTGCAAAACTTCACTTCTTAGTATCCACTCACCAAATCTTTTTGCTTGGCCTTCGCTTGTGCATCCTATGGCGCTAGTCTCTATCTCTTTAATTCCATATCTTTGTATACCAAGTTGGTCTTCGGTATAACATATAGAAGGTTGGTAAAGATTATTTTTGTCATTGTATCTAACAATAGCTACCGTATGTCTAGCTCGTTTTGCCGACGAAGAATATACAAAGTTACCATCTACAACATTGGAGTTGTTAAAAAGATAAATAGGCAGCTTTGGCCTATCTTGAGAAACATATATGCCACCAAAAGCAAAATAAACTATAGCTCTAAACGCAGATGCTAAATCATTTACAACTTTATAAGCTTCTTCTCTAGATGTGATAATATGATTAAGAGTGAATCTGGGCTCAAGTCCACCTTTACCATCAGCAACAAGTACGTCGCAATATTTAGCTATTTCATACAGTGTCCACTTGTCAACAATGTCACTATCTATATACTCACCTAAGCCGTATCTGTTATTGGTAATTAAATCGTAAAAACACCACGCAGGGTTATTTGTCCACTCTTTTCTAGCTTCAAAACAACCATCCCAATACCCTAAAGGTTCTGTATAAGTTCTTAGTATAGGGTCATAGGTGTTGGGTATTTTTACTTTTTGTAATTTTGTTTCATAGGCTCTGCTAGGCAGCCTGCTGAAAAATTCTGCATTAAATTTAGAATAAACCATACTGCAGTATGGATATCTAATTACAGAGTCGTATATTTCTACTATAGAATCTACAAAAGATTCATTTTTAAGATAGGAATGAACAGAGTCAGGGGTGAGGCGGATAATTTTAATTTCCCAGCCTTGAAAGTATTTATAAAATTTACTATCTCTTGGGTTTTCTTTTTTCCAAATACCTTTTCTAAAGTCTATCTCAACACTTCTTAGATACGGTTCTTCTATTTTGCCGAAGATTACATCGTCCACATCAGGAATGCTTTTCCATGGAACAAATAAATCTTCTGCGCTGGGAGTTTTTGCAGTATCTGAGCTAGTTATAATGTTTCTCGTATCGTATATAGGCCTAGTGTATATTTGATATCTAATTTTTCTAGCCTTTTGATCGCCTTGGCCAAATGTGAGCTGTGCGTCTTGATGCTTTTCTTTTTTATCAAAAAAGCTCTGCCTACCCTTACCTTGTCGTGGAACAATAGCGTTATCATAAGGGTCGTCAAAAAGAGTTTCCATCAATCTAGGAATCTTTATATTGACTTGTACGGCGACACACTCTTTATTTAAGACATTATATACTTTTGCATTTCTGTCTATTTCTCCAAGTAAAGTTGGGGGATTGCTAACTTCTTCTTCGCCGCCCCTAAAGTCTTCTGAGCCATAAGCTTTGTTATAATCGTTATTAGTATTTCCAACTAATTTAGGAGACCTATACCCCGGCGTTTTTTCTGGGGTAGAAAGGTCTATAGAAGGACCAAAAAGTCTGTCTCCTAAAGACCTAAAAACAGAAAGCTCAAAATCATTAGAGCCTTTAGAGTTTGCTTGGTTAGGTAAACTGTCATTAAGAGAAGGTATTTCTCCTTGCGGTATACCTTTAACCCAGTTTAAATTTACTTCTTGAAAATTATAAAAGCCATCTTTATCAACGACAGGAACTTCATTCCAGTAAACTGAGCGTAAAAAGCCTAAGTCAGTTTTACAGTTACCGTTTTCATCTAGCGCTGTGTAAGCTGTAAATTTTGAATCATCATATCCTACATTACCTTCCTGCCCTTGGAATCTATATTCTCCGCTAACAATACCTTCTATTTCGCCTTCGCAGATTAAGTCAGCAATAACAACTTCGCTTACCGCAGAGTATAATCCTGTTTCTCCAGAATGAAAAACACCTGCTTCATCTGTAATAGGCGGTCTTGATACGCGTGGATCCTTTTTACCCATATTACCTTTCTTTAGCTTCTATTTTAATTTCATTTCCTACTGTAATGTAGTCGTCACCATTGCTTACTATTATAGTGTTATCGGGGACAGTTGAACTAACATAATTATTAGTAGGGTCACACTCGTCTGGAGAGCCATCTGATTTACTCACTTGCTCTGCCCTAGTTTTCATAACAGTGTCTCCTAGGGTAGGGTTACCGGACTTGTCTTTTAAGTTATTGCCATAGTCGAGTCCGTAACCGTCGTAGCCCCAATAGTTTTTGAAAGGCACGAAAGTTAATTTATCTGCGGACCTGTTCATATAGTTGCCATTCTTTTGGTCCTTGGTTTCTATGCTTGATTGTATGACATGACTCCCAACTAAAAGTCTTCCATAGCCTACGAAAACTGGCCCACCTTCTCTTACTGTATTGGCGGGGCCAGTAAATAGAAAAGACGGACGCCCACCGCCTTCTATCTGTCTAAAATCTTCAAACTCTGGCATGGGTGTAAGCAGGTTAGCTATACCTGCTGCCATAAGGCCAATGCCCGCCATAAGCAAAG